TGAACTCATCATAATTTTGTTTTTTAGTTGTTTAAGTATAGGTTAATTTTTAGTGTTCGTCAAATTATTCGCCAAATAAAAAGGGTCACAACGTGACCCCTAAAGTATAGTAAAATTTATTTTAAAATCAACCCACTCTAAATGATGTTTGGGTTGGTTCTTCACCATAGTTATCAAATGTTCTTTTGATTTCAGATGGTACGATTTGTTCCACTTCATCAGATGTTAAAACATATTCGTTTTTACCCGACTTTTCCATATCTTCTTGTTTGTCATCAAAGAAACTAGATAATTTTTGATTGAATGGACCACTGTCAAGACTTCTTAATTCTAACTTTTCTTGAGCTGTCTTTGGTCTAGATTTTTCAATCTTTTCTTCCATTGAATTTAATTTTTCAAAAACTTGGTCCATCGAATTTAATTTACTTTGCATGTCTTCAATTTGTTTGAACATCATGTCAAAATATTCTTGTTGTTTGTTTTCAATATTTTTTTGAGAATTTACCAAATCAGTAATATCTAACTCTTCACTGTCAGAACTTTCATCTCCTGATTCTTCAGACTTTCCTGTAGAGTCGATTTTTTCAACATCAGTATCTGTTGTTGTATCAATAACTGTTGGTTCCGCAGGTGTTGTAGGCCCTAATGTTGGGTCAGCAATGGGTGCCGCAGCGTCAGGTGCTGGTGGAACATCTCCCGCAGCCGCATCAGGTGCTGGTGGAACATCTCCAAGACCCGCAGCGTCTTGTTCCATAATATAAGAGTTAATTCTATTGTGTCTCTTAATTTCTTCTATAATTTTTCTATCTATAGCCATTTCAATTATCCGTTTAATAATTGTTTAACACCGTGTGGAGTTTCAACTTGAACTCTTCGATTAGTTTTCAAGGTGTTGTCTACTCTTTCGATAAGACCGTCTCTATCTCTTACAGTGTAGCAACTTCCTGTATCTAAGTCACAAACTTCGGTAAAACCATTACCTGTATTTTTTTCTGAGTATCTTGTGTTTTTTCCAAGATAGTTGTCTAAATGTTGTTTAATATCCATAATACTTTTCTTAATAAATATATCTTAGAGGGTAAATAATCCAAATACTTCACATTGGTGTAGGGCTTCGTCAGCAGTTTTTCTTGCTTCATCGAATGTATTTTCATTTGCTTTAATCCATTTATCAATTTCTTCCTGTGTTTGGAATCTTTGTGTTGGCCAATATATTGTCCAAAGTAATACCATTGAATTAATAATTTCTTCTCTTGAAAGTCCAGTCCAAGTTCTACCTCCATTGTAAATTAAACTTTTACCGGGGTTTTGAGAGTTATAATAATAATTTGATATAAACTTAATTGAATTTTCAAAACTTGAAAATACTGCATATGGTTTAGTACCAGCTTGGTCTGATTTACACGCAAATTGATTTGTTAAATAAGTATTTCTACCACCGTATGATATTTGTGGGAATGGACTACCACCCAACGGGGTTCCCCCCAAATCATAATTGTAAGCATAAATGGTTTTATTATCATGTCCATTTGCATAGGCAGTAAAGAATGTCATTAATCTTGTAACAGAATTTGAAACATTTGTTTTTATTAATTTTGCAAAATCGGCGTATGATATATTTGTAACCGTGTTATCAATACCATTAAATTTACGGTAATTTGGGTCTGCAGTTTGTATATCATTAAAACAAAAAACAGAATCTTCTGTTTTGTAAGAAACATTTGTTCTAACACCATTACCTATTGTTATAACATTAACAGCGGGTTGTGCCGCAATACTAGCAGTTTCTTTTAATCTAAATATTGACTGAACCAACTCACCCAACAAGTTTTGATTAATAGACATAATTTGTTGACTAATTAATGGTAAAGAATAAACCGGCATTCTGGTACCTGTAAAATATGTTTTGAAACTTCCAGAATCAATTACGTGTTCTACGTCTTGAATCATATAAGGTCCTCTAAACATTGGAACGTGTCTCAAGTTAAAATACATTGTTGGTTGAATCATTACATTACCCATAGATTCTATTCTACACGAATAACTTCTGTTTTTATATAGGTTATATAAACTTACACTTTGTGTACTAACTTTTCTTCCTGAGGCACCCATCGCCATATCTGTAGTAACTCTATTAGCCTCAGTTGTTGCCGCCGCAGGGTTTTGGTCTAATTGAATACTATAAAAAATTCCTTGGTTTCTTGTTCCAAAATCAACGTTAAACGCAACCACTTTATTTGATGTTGCCCAATCTTTTTTACCTTGTAAATTTGAAATCATAGGATTGTCAGAACTTCTTGTTAAATCAAATGCATCCGTTCTCCATCTATAATCAGCATTATCTCTCATATCCAAGTGTTCACTTGGTTTACCGGCATAATAACAAACTAATTTTGGTTGTGAATTTCTATAATCAACATCCAAGAAAGTCCCAAATAATGAATTTGCCAATGACTCAGATGGTTCTGCGTTTGGTACAACACCTTGTTTAACTTCACCCACACCCCAAAAATTAATATAAGCCGGTAATGGCATCATTTGGAATTGGTTGTCGGCAATAACTTTACTTACAAAGTCAATAACCCTTGTATCCATAGATGTGGTTCCCGAAAAGAAACTAATTAATTTGAATACATCTATAAGGATTTTATCACCAATATCTCTGTTCGCTCTGTCTAAGAATAAAACATCAGAATACAATGTTTTGTCAGTGTATTCAGTACCAGCAATCCATTTATCATTAAATGCTTTGAATGCTTCGTAAAATTCTAATTTTGATTGGTTTCCATCAATCGCCGATAAAATTGGTTTTTCAACTGTTTCGGTAACATTAGGTAATGTTTTTTGTAAAGAAACAAACAACTGTCCTAATACTTGATTTATTGATTCATTTTTCTGAGTAAAATAACTATTAACACCTTCAGTAAAGTCAGGTTTTCCATATGTATCATTTGGAAATTGTTCTCTAAGTTTAAGTTTTTGTGTCGCAAATATCTTAATCATTGGTGCAAATGTCACAACATTGGCTTGGGTGAACTCAATATTCATCGCTGGGAAGAAATCAGTATAATAACTTCCGTTATCACTATATATCATACCTGGTTGTGTTCCAAAACCAACATAAGTAAACATTGCTTTCCAAGCATCTGTATTCAAATTATATGATTGTTGATAAGTTATTGTACCACCAAGTGTTGGTAGTGTATTTGAAACGTATGGTTGGTAAGTGTACTTATCAACAACATTACTTGGTGGTGCTTGTAAAGTTGTGAATGTTCCAAACAATTTACGATTAAAATTACTTGGGTTACCAAACTTAAATGTTTTGTAGAAATTTAAGAAAACACTCAATGTATTACCAATATTTTTCATTTGCTCTATAGAGCACTGTTTAACATAGTCATTTGAATTTAATTTGTTACTTGTTTCAGGAACAAACAAAAGACTTGTCATTAATTCTTGGAAATTTTTATTTGTATCCGAAGTATTAATTACATCTTCGTGTGTTAAATCACGATATGATTTTGAGAAGTTTAGAAATTCGGTTTCAAATGTATCTAAAATTTCTTTCTTAAATGTACCAAATATATCCTCAATTTTACTGTAAGTTTGCCCTAATTTAAAAGCATCTTGGTTGGTTTTACCAGTATAAATTTCTTTGAAGTATTCATTGTATTTTGGTTTTACAATACTTTGAAGTTCAAAATATCCGTAATTTGGTGCTGTCCAAAATGTACGAACCGCTCCGTTTTCAATCGCCTTGTTGTTGAAAACTTCTTGAGTAAGTGTCAATCCTGTTGATTGTAATGTAAAACATTCATTTTCAACTTGGTTTGTCAAAGAACCAAACGATGGTATTACCATTGTTGTGTTATTCTTAAATCTATTTTTAATTTCAACAGAACCCGCACCAAAATTAAATGTTGCGTACCACGTACTTAAGTTCAATACTCTATTGTTATTATTGTTATCAAATCCTAAAGGTCCTGAAATTTGTGAGTCTTCAATTGAATCTAAATTCAATCCTTTATTAATTCCCGCTTGAATTTGACTATCGGTATAACCAGTAAACAAATCTAAACCAGTTGCCATATAATAAATGTCATTGATTACTTTTGGGTAAAAACCAATGTTCATTGTTGATGAAGTAATTTGTCTACCACCTGGGCTTGTACTAACAACAGAGTCCTGACCTACAACAGTAAATTCTTTGTTTTGTTGATTCTTAAACTTATATTGTTTTTTTAAGTCGGATGTTGTTGGGTCATATAAATTAGCAATGTTAACATTAGTCCAACAATCGGTTAAGATGTCAATATTTTCATCAACATATCTTTTGTATCTATGCCAAATAGCACCATACTTCAAAATCCAAGCGTATGGTAATCTATGAACACCACCAAATTTAGTTAGAGTTGCAAAAATATAATCTAAATCTGATTCAGCGGTAACATCTGTAAACGATGTAATATTTTTATACTTCTCTCTTAAACTACCTAATGGTAATGAATTTAAGAACAAATATGCCGCCCTAATAAATGGATATTGTACTGTTTCATATCTACTCAAATCAATTGACTGTAACAACGCATTTGTAAATACAGGTGTATTAAGTAAAGATGTTGTTTGTTCTGCGGTAACATTTCCAGTTTTAGCTTTATATAAAAGTGGTCCTTCTGTAATTAAATAATAACCTGTAGCATTTCTTGTTAAATAAAATGTAGATAAATCAGCGGTTGGTGTTGGTTCGATTACATCTGAAAACATACCACTCGTAAAAGGTACGTTTTGTTTTTCAGTATATGGTTTGTAATTACTTATGAATTTTTTATCAGCATTTAACACCAAACTGTGTGTGGTATCATATCTATTAGGACTTTTTGTTATTGATGCTAAATTTTGTGATGACCATAAATCACTAGTAAATGGATATAAATCGGTAAAATCAGTTGTTGTTGATAATGAACTTTTTACAAATTGGTCAATATTAGTTAGTGATTCAACATTCTTTAATGTACTGTTAGATGTTGGAGTTAAATAATCAAAATCCAACACAGCATAATCTTGTGTTGTAATAGTTCTTAAATACTCAGAGGTAAATTCACCACGAATAAATTGTTGCCAACTTGGACCAGTACCATCATTTGAAATGTTTCTTAAAATTACCAATATATCATTCGGTGTTAAAGCAACCCCCTTTAATATTTTTATTAAACTTGGACTTGTACTATTAAGAGCTGTTGTTATATTACTAACCTCCAAATCAGATATTGTTTTATATACTGAGAGTTGTGCAGAATTTGGTGTTATTATCTTATCATAATAAACCGATAATAATACTCTTTCATAAACTTCATAAATAAATTTAACAATTTCATAGTTTGAATAGGGTACGTTTGTCATCGGGAAATCGACAGCATTTACTGATATTCTTTGAATTGTTTTTCCTTCGTTACTATCACCAGCTGGTGTTGCGGTATCTTGAGCCGATTGACTCTTGATAATACCTTTCAAGTATTCTTCAACAAATTGTACTTCAGGCCAAACTTGGAAATTATTACCTCTAGTTCTTGAAACTTCTTTTGAGTCTCCAGGGTATCTTAATTCAAATTGTTCTCCATCAGGTGAATTTGTTTCAACATAATATAGTGGCCATGGATATACCGGAATACTCGCTAATGTATTACCCGCAGTTGTTTGAGTTAAATTTTTACTATCAGGTGTCACACTTGTTTTGGCACCATCAAATACGGCTTGTTTTCTAATTGGGTTTAATCTTTGTGCCCACGCTTCTCTGTGAACATCATCCATCATAAGATAGAATGCCTCAACCGAAGCAAACAACATTCCCATAATATTTCTCATGGTTGGTTTGAAACCCAAACCATTTGGGCCTTCTATTTTCTTTGCCAAAAATTCGCTAAGGGCACCAATTAATTTTTCTTTTTGTTTAGAAACATCAGAAAATGTTTTATCAATTAAAACATTAAATGATGGTACACCATAATAACTTCCATCAAATATAAAATTATACGTTGGTATTAATACATCATTATCCGTTTTTTGGAATGTTGGTCTAAAAAATTGTGACTCCTCAGCAATTAATTTTGCAATTTCATCGGTAGTACCTTTTCTTTTGGTTCTAATTTCAAATGTCGCTTCCCAATCAATATCTTGAGGACTTAAGGCTTTTCTGAAGGTGTCTGGTATCGCCATCTCATTAACACTTGGAGCAACGAATAACGCATTAAGTGTTGAAATTTGTGATTGATATTTTACACCATCAACGGTAAAATTACCGTTCAAACCCAAAGTTTTATTTTTGTCTAAATAATCTTTATATTGAAGTGTTAGTTTTCGTAATTGGTTATAGGCATCTACTGCGGCTTGATTACTAGTATCACTTCTAATTTTTTGATTAAAAATCCAAGTAATAATTGTTTCACCACTAGTCTTATTTGTATCCAAAACAAATTGTTTTTCTTGGTCAATATTTTTTACAAACCAAGAATTTGGGTCGTTAGATGTTACATCGTCACGTAATTTAGTTAACGTAGCCGAATACGTGTTAACATCACTTATTGGTGTAAAGTCAGACTGTCCGAAACTTTTTTGTAAATTACCTTCCAACGCAAATAATCTAATCCTTAATTCAGGTACAGATAATTCAGGTAAATCTTGAGGAATTAAACCATCGGCTTTGTATTTCTTATACACGTTCTTTATTTTCTCCATCCCTTTGGTAGTTCTAACATTAGTTGTTAAACTTGTTGTATTTCCATTGGATGCAAGTGCTGCATTTACCGCAGCCGATTGGGGTACGGTGGCACTAATTCTATAATCGGTTGAATACATAAACGGGGTTGCAAATAAAGCACCCACCTGTGTTTCGGCCAATACCGTATATTTGTATGAATAAAATTTTAATGATATTCTATAGTTTCCAGTATTGCCTTCAAATGATGCAGAAAAGTTAGTAAGGATTAATTGGTATCTAATCGCTTTACCATAATAACCTTTAAGTGTTAAATAAAATGTTGGGTATGGTAAGTTGAAGAAACACGCATATTCAGAATTTTCACCCTTTTCAAACAACGCTCTACCTTGAGTGTCAATCAATGTTATTTCAACCGTAGGTGTCATACTACGAGTATTTCTAACTCTAATTGATTCAATACCTAAAAGACCAGTATCTTCACGATTAAGTGTGTTTTGTTTAATATAAAAATCGTTTGTCTTGTTTTGTTGTTGAATATTATCTTTTGACGGTTGGTTTGTTCCTTTACCACTAACAGAATTTAATCCCGTTATTTCATTCAAATAATCATTAGCCAAATTTGTTTTACCACCAGGTCTTAAAAAATTAATCGAGGCTATTGGGGTAGTTTGAACTGAATCCAATAAATTTGCCCCCACGGCAAGTTTGGTTCTTGGTAACATCTTTGCTTCCAAGTTGGCATACATAACCAAATTTTCATGGTGAATTTGTCTTTCTTGTACCGTTCCGTCAAGGTTTACCGTTTTGTTTGGGTCAACCAATACAACGTTTTGATAGTCAAAGTCAACTAGTATATTGTCATTTGTCTGAAAGTTATCTGCCATAATAATAGAAATAGTTGTCTAAACCATTTTTGTAGTCTTGTAATGAAGATATAAGTGGATATGGTATAGTCAATACAGAATTATTAGGGATGTTCCATTCTAGTCCTCCGAATTGGGGGTTGGCTTGTAAAATTAACCATCCAAAAAATGGTGTTCCGTAATACTCTTGTGAAACTTTATCCAACCTACTAAAACCAGTTCTGTAAACATATCTTTGGTCAGATGTCTTTGAAGGTAGTGGCACGAATGGAACTACAGTTTGTTCACCGTTAATTAGAAATTGTTGATATCGGTTGTAATACGCATCCATTATAAGAATTTACGTTTGAAGTTATATGGTGTCTTATCACCATTGTTATTCTTATTAGAATAGATATTCTGAAGAGTTTGTTTTTTGTCGTTTGGTGGTGCTAATTCTTCAGCAAATACCGTAATTCTTTTTTGTGTGGTACCAAATGATGGTGTATATTTGATGTAAGGTTTGGCAGCATCACTTGTTTTATAATCAGCCAATAATGTTTTACCCTCATTGTTTGATAATGTCCACTGAACTCTTAATGAAGTATCACTTGTATCATAGAAGAACTTAACAGCATTTGTAGTTGCTTGGTTTAGCCCTCGAACTAATGCATTTATAAAACCTTCTTTTAAGTCTTTTTGTAATAAAGCTCTACTCATCAACGTATATTCTCTTTGTCTGTATTCATTAAATGATGTATATAAAAATAACCCTGACGGTGCTGTCCACGTACCAGGTGTTTTTGGTTTATAACCAGTCGTATTATACAGATTTGCGTTTGTTAAACCCGACAAGAATGAATTGTTACTTCCACCTATTGAAAGGTAATCATTTCTTAAAGATGTTAAAGTATTGGTTGGAGTTCCATTAACATCTTCAGTTGTTCCTGTTAACGTATATATAATTGCGATGTTTTGTTTGTTTAATTTACCATCATAACCTATTGATGAACCCGATACAACAAAGTTCAATCTATCAATGTTGTAAACATATTCTTGTTGTATTGTTGACAATGTATTTACAGGAGTTGTCAAACTGTTTAAGAAATTTGTTCTGTATGTTTGAACATAATTTGTGTAGTTTTTCTTAAACAATTTTTTTTGGTCATTTGTGATTAACGGATTTGTAAATACAGAACTTGTAAAGATATCAATAAGACTATCATCAATATTACTTAAAAATTCCTTAAACGAATCATTAACAAATGTTTGAGTATTTTGTGGTTTACCATAGATATTAACATCCAAATCTGTTGACGAATTAAATTTACCCGTGTTATATGCTTGGTTTTTCTCACCATAGTTTAACATTGACAATATTCCGTAGTTGTAATTTGTTAAAACACTATCATACATATTCAATGTTCCATCATAATAACTTTGGGTTTGTTTAACCAAGTTATTCATAAAGGTACCGTATGTTAATGTACCCGTCTGACCACTTGCCGTGGTTCCTGTTGAAACGAATATACCAATAGTATTACCACCATCAGTTGTAATTGGTCCATCGGCATTTGACACACCAACTGTTGGATTTTGTCTTATTAAAGCATCAACTACTTGTTTGTCCAATTTACTTGTATCTTCAGTCGCTTCAGCTCTTTCATCATACATTTCAGTATTGGCGTAGTAGTTAAATGTTAAGGCGTTTTGTAACGTATCAATTGGGTTCTTTAATCCCATACCACCAACCAAGTTGAAACTTAAATTTACTTCAACAATCATCGGTTGGAATCCAATACCCTCAGGGTTCATATCCCATGTTTTTTCATAAACAAAGTTGATACCTGTTGGTATAATTTTTGTATTAAAGAAGTCTCCCACTCTTAATACCAACACTGGTGGTGCCCCAAATGATGTATTTAACGCATCATTATAAAGTTTCTCACCGTTTGGTCCAATAGTAGGAATTGTATCTCCAGGTCTTGCACATTGTTGTAAGAACGTCAATCTTGAGTTTAAACCTTCTGGTGTCATAGAGTGAAACGCTGGTTGGAAATATTTTAACTTCTCCTTAATCGAATCGTAAATAAATGGATTATCTTGTTTAAGAACCTCAAAGTAATCACATTCGTTCAATAGGTATCTTAATAGTTTTTTAGATGCACCTTTATATAAATCTTGTGTAGGTTGTGTTGCTGGCGGTGTTGGTTTCTTTGGTTGTAATTGTTGTCCATTTTCCAAAGTTTTTTGTTGGTCAGCATTGTTTGCTGGTTGTGGATTTTCTTGTACGGGAACTATAGTAATGTTGGTTACAATAACCGCCCTACAAGACATTGCATCTGTGGCGTAAATTTTGTCTTTTCCTGTTGTTTCTTTTGTACAATCAGCACTACCCCAAGAACCAGCACCAATAGTAAAAGGTGTCACAGTCGCCAATTCACCAACAGATTCTTCAGATATTAAAATTTGATTTCCAACATATTGACCCAATGAATTTGTTCCATCAAATTTATATGTTTGAAAAAATTGACGAACGGAGTCAAGTCTTCTTGATGCTAAGAATTTATTATAAGGAATAGGACTTGGCGGTGACGCACTACCTCGTAGTGTTAAAATAATTTGAGACGCTTGTTTTTGAGTAATAAGCTCATACATCTCAGCAACAAGTTTTTGTAATGACGTGTAATTATTTTCAACAACACTTGTAAAAAATTGTTGTGTTTTAGCCGATGTAGGAGGGTTCTCAACATAATAAGTTTGTTTATTACTAATTGATGTGTATGCGGCATATGCTGATTGGAAATCAGTTGATGTTGTAAGTTGTGGGTCAGTGCCAGGAACATTGTTGTCAAAGTAAAAACCTAAGTTAAGATAAGTATCTAAAGTTTTTTGTGGTGTTGCGGTAGTTTGGTTTCCACCTGTTTGAGAACCTGTTCCTACGGTTGGTTGAACATTGTCAACGGCTTCTTTGAATTGTTCTTGAGTAACATTTGGATTGTTAATTACTTCTTGCCAAGCTTGTAATTCGGTTAATGGTACCGTATTGTAAATTTGTGCCAAATCATATAGGTCATATTTTTTACAACCAGCAAAGAATGAATTAATAATAGAATCTGCCTTGGCTCTGTCACCTTCGTTAGCCAAAACTTTATTTACAATTAAATCCATAATTGACGGATGGTCAACAATCATTTTCCACTTTAATGAACCACTTCTTGATGTGTTTCTATATGTGTAAATTGGTTCGGGTCTACCTAAGAATACGTTCTCATTAAATTGTGGTCTTGTGTCCTCAGTAATTGAAATGTCATACGGTGGGAACCACATGATTCTACCACCATTTGGTCCTTGTTCACACGCTGGTAAATCACTAACTCGATATCCTGCTCTGTATCCTGTTCTCCAAGCCAAGTTTTCAATTGAAAATAAATACTTTTTAACTTGTCCCTTTTGTATACCATTAATAGACCCTGTTGTTACAACACTATTACCTCCTTTTTCGGGAGCAATGTTCAAATTGAACGTTGAATCTAAAACAGAATAACTGAATTTACGAATATTACCTTCTTTTTTCTGTAAGTCATTAAATGAATAGTACGGTGTATCTTTTGTAAACACGCGACAATATTCAATACCAACATTGGCTTGTCCATCACTGTATTTGATTACTTGTGAACCCTTGGTAATTTCTTTATAACCATCAAAGAATACTTTTGATGTTTGACTAATCGCATTACCAACGTGTCCAAAACGAGCCCCTGAGTTAGGTTGTGAATCAATTAATCTTTGAGTATTATCTAAAATTGAACCTGGTTTGAATTCATAATTGATAGACTCAGTTGATGTTACTTGGTCTGATATTGATGGCCAATCAGGACTTTCGGTTCCATAGTCACCACCTGGTTTTTGTCTTCTACCGGCATTTGGTGCCCATTTACCACTAACCCAAGTAAAACCACCCGTGATGTTACCATCATCTTCAAAAGCTCTACCCGCTAAACCAAACTTAAAGTTTTTATCAACACCTTCATATTCTTTACCTAAAATATCAGGTCCATAAACAGGGGCACTTACTTGTGCACCGTATTGGTCAATAGGAACTTGACCCGCTGGCGATGTTAAATACTCAGGTTCTCTTGTTGGACTACCAACATAGTAGTTACCATCACTTAAGTCTTGTGAAAACGCACCAGTTATAGCGTTTCCTATAGTAGAAATAATACCACCACCACCTGTATTGTATTTAGGTCTATATCTGTTACTATCTAAATTACTTGTAAGTTGTTCTCTTTGTCCTGAACCAGTATAGTCCAAAAATAATTGTGAAGGAGATGTTGGTCTTGAACCAAACAATCCAAATAATCCACCACGTTTTCCATCACCCGCCGCTCTTGTTAAAGATTGTGACGAATTGAAATCACGGTATTGAAAATAACTTCCCGGTATTGGTGAAAATGGTAATGTGAATCCCGCAATTCTTTCAACAATATCTTGTCCTTGTGATAGTATGTTTCCACCACCTGAAGTAATTTTATAATCACGAGCAATTAATGGACGTTTACCAGCAATAATCATTGCAAGTTGTACAGGGTCTTGTAATCCATTAAGAATATTAACTCTTCCTAAAGTTTGAGCCAAAACACTTTGGTTCACTCTTTCTTGGAAAGAATATTTACCACGTTCAACACCAATTTGAGCGAGTTTGGAATCTAATGACGCTGGTCCATTGTCACCATTTGGGTCCGCTTGTAGTAAAACAGCGTAAGGTGAATAAGATGATGGTCTGAAACTCGGTGGGTCCCAATAAGATGCGTTTTTCTGAACATTTATAATATCACCAATATCATAATATCTAAAAACTTTATCATTTGGACTATAAGCATTTTTTACATAAACCTTTTGTTGGAAAGAAACCGAATAGTCTTGTAAAGCGTTTGTATACGGTGGATAAGAACCATAAGGTCCTTGATTTGAAGTAGATTGTTGGGTATTAATTAAACCATTAATATCTTTATTATATCCACCGTTTGGTCCAAATACGTTATTGGTATATAGTAAATCAGCAAATGGGTCAGCATCAATTAACGCATCAGGGGAATTAATAACAGAATAATCATTTTGAACCAAATCGCCAGGTGCTGGTGATGAAGTTGGGGTATACACGCCAGGTTTTGTATAAGGTGTAAGATTCCTTACCAAAAGTTTGTTTCTTAAAAGTTGTGTAGCACTAAAACTTAATGGACTTGGCATGTTGTTTTGTTTCTTCTATAAATAGAAGTTTATTTATTTTTTTTTTATTATCCACCTGATTTAGATGGCATGTTTGCATAATTTCCTCGAGCTTGCATGTCTTTGAACATGTTTTCAATTGTTTTTTGAAATTCTGAACTATTGAGTAATTGATTAATTTGGTCCTGTGATAATTTTGTCATTGAACCATCAGTATTTTTCAAATTAAAATTAACTTCCCCTTGAATTTTTAATGGGTTAAATTCAACATTTGTTGTTTGATTAACATTTGTTTGTTTGTCTACGGCAGGTTTTTTTGTTCCGCCAGACGCAACGGCTGTTGCTTTATCTCCAAGTTTTTTCAAACCATCAAACGCAACTGAAGCCCCTTCAGCAATTTTATTCCCTGATGAAATGTATGGTTTTGCGGCATCGGCATAATTAAATTTGGTAAAATTGTCAGCCATTTTCTTAAGACCCTCTTCAACACTTTTAGCGCCATTTCCAAGAACTTCTGAAACTTTATCAAGACCTCCTTTACCCGACATTAAATCAACAACGCTTGACGTACCTTCTTGATAAAATTTATCAACTTTTTGAATTCCACCTCTAACATTTCCGGCACTTTCACGAGCAGCCTTTCCACCTGAAATTAAAATACCTCTACTAAGTTCTCTAAAATCTTGTGGAGCTCTTGAACCAGCGGCGGTTGCCGACAATCGTGCTTTAATTTCTTCTAACGTTTTAGTTTGTAATGTTGATTCAGTAAGTTGTTCACGAGCTAAATCTTCAAGTGAAACAGGTGCTTGAGCTTCCTTTAATTCTTTTAAGTCTGTAGTATTTAATTCTGAAACTAATTTTTGTTCACCTTTTACTTTAACCGTAAATCCACCCTTTTCTTTACTATATGTTGCAACATTGGCAATAAATTGTTTTGATTCTTCATCAATTCCACCTAATTTGAAATCTTTAGATATCATACTTAATTTTTGACTTGCTGTAGACATTTTAATTAAATCTTCCTGATTTATACCAGTTTGTGTGGCAATTTCTCTTAAGTCACGTTTAGCATTTGGAAAAACTTTGAATTCTTTAGTTTTTTCATCAAAATACGTAAACTTTTCTGTCATTTTAACAACTTGTTTTTGTAATTCTTCAGTGTCTTCAGAAGCTAAATACATCAATCTAAATGGGTCGGCTAAATCTCCAGCAGCGACACCCAATCTTTGAAATGTTGAAACCATCTCAACAGCACCTTCAGGGTCAAATACTTTCTGAGCGAAATTAAAAACACTTTCCATGTTGATACGCATCGCAGCGGCTTGAGCAGCCATTCTTGACAATCCTTCAACACCATTTTGAAATCCAAATTGATTAACTTTTTCTACGTTTTGTTTAACCAATGTAAAAACGGCATTTGTGTTAACCCCCATACTACGAGAGATGTTAACAGTTGACTGCATATTGTCTTTAATATATTCAGTCTGAACACCAGCATTTTGGAACGCAACAACAATCTCACCAACATCAGTACTTGCCATACCAACCGCCTTAGCACCAGCATAAAGACCACTAACAGTTTCACCTAAAGTAACAGTATTAGTATTTAGTCCTTTTGCAATATCCAATTGGATTTCTTGAACATCCTTAAATGTACCTCCTAACCCAACAATTGTTGGAAATGCAACCGCAGCTTCTTGTCTTAAACCAGCAATGGCTTTTTGGGTTTGACCCAAAGTACTCGCCATATTAGCATTGAGTGTCGCTAGTTGTTCTTCTAACGTAAGTGTACTATTACTTAAATCCTTATAAACATCATTAATCCCAGTCTTCAAATCGTTCATAAAAGATTTAACACTGTCAAGACGATTTTGTACTCCTGACGTATCCGGTGCGTTTGAACTTGGTGTTGTTTGCATAATAAATTATTCTAATAAATAGAATAGATTATGTTTTTGAAAAACTTTCAACAATTTTGTCAACTAAATACCTACGAGCAAACGTGGGTATTGCATGATACTCAGTCCAAGAAATATTTAGATTCTTGTTGAGTAAATAGAATTCATCTAACTGGTATTTCTTATAATCAGAAGAAAACCCGAAAAAACTCCACCCCGAAGGCGATGTCAACATCTACCTTTTCTCCTGACGGGGTAATAACTGCTTTTCTCAAATCTAATTGAGGTTCATTATCATTAATAAAATTTCTAATGAATTTGGAATCCATAATTGGTAATCCCTCAACAAACTTATTAATAGTACCTGGTTCAGAATCACCACCAACAGAAACAATTTGTTTTTGTAATCTCCAAGTAACTTTAGGGGCCACTCTACCAACAGGATAACCCTCAGCCATTTTATTAATATCTTGATTTTCTCTCCATGTCAATGGTCTTAACTTAACATTAACACCTGATTTTGGAAGTGTAACGTCAAATGTTCCGTCTTCATTTGGTAATGTTGATGTCTTTTTGAAATCTAAAGCATCCAACATTACTTCAGTTGAAAATCTTTTATTAGTTTGGGGGTCTAAAACCGAAATTTTATATTCAGGACCAAAAGATGTATTTCTTAAAAAGATTAATAACGCTTCAATGTCACCATTCAACATATCTTCAGGTCTTAAATCTGGTTCATAAATTTTACTACGAAGTAAACTAATTACCAAATCATCACCATTTGAAGCCATGATTATATTTTCATCAGCGGCTGTTAAGTAACCTACTTTAACCGACTTCTTTTTTGATTTGTAGAATTTACCTTCTGTAGGAAGTTTTACCACGTCATGTGGTAAGTTAAATTCTTGTTGACCATATTTTGCTAAATTTTCATCCATAAAAAAAACACAGGGAATTAGTCCCTGTGTTAAATATACCTTAGATTAATTATTAATCAATAATAAAAGTAAATACTATATTAGTAAACCAAGATACAACGGTCCATTTGTAATGTAACGTCTAATCCAGCTAATTTGTCATCACTATAAGCCACGTTATCCCAAGCAGCCTTTGTAATCATACATCCGTCCAAAATCCATTTTTCTACGACAACACCAGTTGGGTCTAACATTTCAAGGTCAACATTTTTCTTGTAACCTGCCGCATAACCCATACGACCTGTAACAGATTCTGCGTGTAAACGAACCCACTCCATAAGAGCTTGAGTTGCTGATGGACCAATTGGGTCACGGAATTTAACAGAAATTGGGTTCCATTTGAAACGACCCGCTACAAATGTAGAAGTGTTTAAAAATTGTATTTCTGTAGAGTTAATATCTATTGATGGTCTTCCTGATGATTCTACGAACCATTCATTAATCCCTAAAGTTGTGTCGAATCTCAATATAAATCGGTTCGCTCTTTTTGGTTCGTAAGGAACCGGCATTTTCATTAATAAATCAGCCATGGTATATTTTGTTTTTTACTTTTGTTTTAGTTTATTTATATATAAATACATACTACTGGAAAATTTTTGTCTTTACTTTGTTTTTTTCAAAATTATACTCCATTTAGTATCTAGTTTTAGCTCCTTTACCAGTATAATAATTCTTTAATATTGGTTCATCTTCAAAACTCTTCTTCATTACTTCTACATTTTTAATATCATCATCAGAAAAACCAATACTTAAATCAAAATCATAATTAGGAACAAAATTATTTTTTACATCATTTTTAAGATATAATTTTTTACCTAATTGTTTTGCTTGAGATTTCACATAAGAAATAAATTCCCTCATTGCGTCCACTTTTAATTGTTCAGGATTTCCGGCACCTGTTGGGTCAAGAAAACTAACGGGGTAAAATTTGTTCATGTCGAGATAGTCTTTAATTAATTCCATATCTGACTTGTCTTCCATATTTGAAATGTCCCTGTATTTTCTAAGATTCTTTAATAATAAATCTTTATTTATACCTTGATGGTCCGACACAATTAGATTGTAAACGGCATCTTTTAATGTTTCAGGGTTGTGTCCACGTGCGGTGATTATTGAAAATATTGACCCGTTATTTATTGCTTCCACAAAATCTGACCAAGCGGGACCAATTTTAGCTTTCATGGCATCAATCTTAAATTGTTTATCACCACCTTCTCTAAAATTTCTGTAGGGTTGGTCGGCATATCCAACAATTTTATGTCCATTATAATCAAACTCTTCTTTCCCTATTTGGTGTCTGTGTTCCGCAAAGTCTTCAGTAGACATACCAACTTCATTACCATTCTCATCTTGTAAAATAATTTTTGTTGGCATATACATTAAATTATCGTCCCAATCAAACGCATAATACTTTAAGTCTGGTGTACCTGCATCATCAAAACCTTCTTTTACAATTTTTTTTAATTTCATCTATTGTGTATCGGCTAAAAAGTGGGAGTGTTACCCCCCACTTTGTTTTTATTAAATGTTTTCAAATGATGCTCCTGTTGGAGTAATCAAGAAATCAATTTCAATGAATTCCAACGCTTTTGTTGGTTTCAAGTAAATTTTACCTGTCATTGTGTTTCTGTCTAAGTCTTCTGGTGAGTTACTTACTGTAACACGGAAGTCGTACAAACCTCTGTCTCTTCTGATAGCATCCAAGATAGGGTTTACTGAATCCAAGAAGTCTTGTCTTACTTTAGCGTCGTTTTGTTCAAACAACAATCTTACAGAAACTGCTGAAATTAACTTACGAGCTTGTAACAACAATCTTCTTACGTTAATTCTGTTCAAAGCTGAATCAGCGATTTGAAGTGTTTTGTTACCCCAAATTACAGTTCCAACATCAGAGAAAGTTGCGATAGGGTTAATTCTACCTTGATACAATGTATCTCTGTCTTGTTGTGTAAGTTTCTTACGAGCTTTGATTGAATTAACTAAACCTCTTGTGTAACCCGCAGTTGCGAACCATGGGAATGAGATGTTGTCAGTCAATGCTAAGTTTCTACAAACTTCACCTGTTGGTGGTAAGTAAATTTGTGTATTGTTTACAGTGTCTCTAACCAAAATCCATGGATAGTAAGTTGCTGTGTAGTTAGAATCAATACCTGTATTTACCAAGTTGTCAACCGCTTCTGTTGGGTAAATAAAGTTACCCGTTTGTACAGGTATATTTAAGTCACAATCTGGTGTTGTACAAATATAGATTGAATCCGCTCTGTCAAATGTAATCATTGAAATAGCATCCTCAACCAAATTTGAGTTGTTAGTGTAATCAATACCCGGTGTAGCAAATACGTTGATTGTAGTAGCTTCAGGGTTTGCAAATGTATTAATACCTAACAAGTATGCGTAGTAATCAGTGTTTGCGTAGTCAGTGAAGTTATCAATAGCGATTGGTTTGAAAGCTCCCCAACCCGTTGCGTTTGGATATCTTGCACTTGAACAAGCTCCTTTTTGATATCCCGCACCACCTAATTGGAATCTATCACCATTTGTTCTTTTTGCAGTATATATATCCCAACCGTCAAATCCTTTTTGTACCAAGAAAGTGAATTTTCTTGCTTGGATTTGATAATATGGATTATCTCTATCTTCAGGGTCACTTTGGAATGATGCGTCTCCACAATCAAATGATGGTGTTCCTGATGTTGGACCAATAGCGATTGTTACTACAGTAGCACCTGAGTCCATGTGGAAACCTTTTGTTTGATAGTTCCACGGTTCTGCTGGGTCAACTTCACACAAGTTATTTGGTTTTTGAACACCTTTGAACATAAAGAAGTCAGGGTCATAACCAATTTGTGATGAAATACCTAAGTAAGATGTTCTTACTCTGTCTCCAGCACTTTGAACTGTATTATCTCCCGCAGTTGTACCAAATGGTGGGTTATAAATAATTTCACTTGGGTAATTGTATGATGTTTTATATACAGGGAATGGAGGTGTTGCGTTAGCATATTCTCTAATTTCATAACCTTCAAAACCACAAGGTAACGAATCGGGGTTAGCATCCACATTCATTTCCAACATGATGTATTTTGAATTCAATGCGTACTCACCATCAGATGTACCAATTTTTACTGCCACATAACTGTTAGACGCTGGGTCTAAACTACAACTAGTGAATTTTTCAATAACCACTGGATTTGAGTCAGTATCGTAGAACGAACGAACCGCTAAATCAAATGAACCATTAGTATATGAAATGTTTTGAATTGAAATTTTAATTTGTAGGTTTGCCGAGTCACCATCACAAACTGTGATTATCTTGAACAATCTTTGAACTGTGTTACCACGAAGTTGTGATACAACCCAAGGTGATTCAGCTGATTTATAAGGAACCAAATAATCTGCGATAGTGTCTGTTGTTGAAGTGTATCTTAAACCAGGTAACGCGATAAAATCAGAGTTAAGACCTCTAATATAACCTTTATTATATGAGTAGTTTAATAAGTTTGAGAATTTTTCTTCAACAAACAAAGGAACCTCAGTTCTTATTTTACCAAAGTTTGTTTGACCAAATACTTTAGTAATATAATTTGTGTCTGAAGTATTCAATGATGTTACAAAACTGAAGTCAGTACCATCCGCAGTTTGACCCGAAATAGCAAATGTTGCAAATGGGTTTTGTGTAATTGCGGAATAAGTTCCTGAATCATTAATAATAACATCAGTTAAACCTGAAACTGTATAATCAGGACCTGTGTT